CCACGGTGACCGCGCGTGTGGCCCCCGCCGAAACGCCCAAACGCCCATCAGGGCCGCGCGACAGGGGCATGATCGCCTCTGGCCCCGCCTCGCCCATGACACCCATGCCCGTCCGCATCGGAAATTGCGTGGCACTGGCCACCACGCCACCTTTGGCAAAGGGCGTCACCGCCCCCCCCAAAAGCCCCGAAATCCCATTGGCAATCGCCCCGCCCACCGCGTTTTGCACAGGCTTCATCGCGACAGAATAGGCGCTGGCCGCGATGGATTGCGCGACACTGCGCAGCGCGTCTTGCAAACGCATCCCGTCAAACACCACCCCGTCAAAGGCGCGTCGAAGCCCCGATGAAATGCCCCCCGCCAGCGCATTCACCTCGCGCCCCGTATAAAGCAATCTGTCGCGCATCTTGGTAAGTTCGGCGTCAAAGGCCACAATCCCATCTGAGGCCGATCCAACATTGGCCTCAAGCGCCGCGATCTGATCTTGCAAGTCACTCATTTTGCTTTCCTTTATCTGGATAGGCCGCCGCCAGTTGTTCCAGCCGCGCAAGGGTCAGGGGGGCTGCCCCCTCGCCCAGCATCAATCGCAATTCCAAAGGTGTGAGGTGCCAAAACTGATCGGGCAACAGACCAAGCCCGCCCAATTCGCGCCGCGCCAGCCCCGCCCGCATCAGATTTGGCCAATCCAGTTTCATCTGTCCTCTGGCATCTGAAAGGCCCGCGCCAAAAGTTGCGCCGCCACAGTTGCCGCCGCAATCATGCCGCCACCGATCTCAACGCAGCGCAAATCCGCCGCATTGCCTTGCCACCCGCCCCCGCGCAGACCCGCCACAATCAACGCCAAAACATCGCGCGAACGATAGCGCCCCTGTTCAAACCGCGTGACCAGTCCGATCAGACTGTCCTCGGCCAAAGCGGCCTCCAGCTCGGCCAGCGCCCCCAGCGTCAATTTTGCCACATGAGGGCGGCCATCCAACATCAGCGTGACTTCGCCCGCATAGGGGTTGCTGCCGTCAAAGCCGCTCATAGCGCAAGGAACGTCAACTGCCCCGCCGAGGCGAGCGTGATCTCAAACGTGGCCTCGCCATTATGGCTTCCCGCGTAATCCAACGCCGTGATTTGGAACTTGCCCTCCATCACGCCAAAATCGGGGATGATCACTTGGAAGCGTGGCATTTCCGCGTCAAAGAAAATCTGCCGCGCCCGCGCATCCGTGGCCGCATCGCGAAACACGCCGCTGCCCGACAGGGAGGCGGTTTTCATCCCCGCCCCCGCCAGCAATTCGCGCCAACCGCCCGCGCTTTCAAGGCTGGTCACATCCACGGTTTGCGCATTCAGATTGATCCGTGTGGCGCGCAAGCCCGCCAGCGTCAAGAACTGCCCATCGCCAATCATATCCACTTTGATCAGCAGGTCTTTTCCATTTTGAACGGCCATAATCGCCCTCTTTCATTGGTTTCAATTCAGATCGATACGGGCGCGAAATTGCAGATCAATGCGGCGCACCGATCCCTCATCCAGCCGCCGCGCGGTGGCGCGCATAAATTGCAGCGACACCAAATGCCCCGTGGTCAGGGTCAAATCCGCCCCGACAAGGGCGGCACTGACCGCGCCTGCGATGGTCTTGGCGGGCAAAAACCCCGTGTCATCCGAAATCACCGCGATATCGATGCGATGTTCGGCCCCCGCCCCCGTCTTGTCGGATTGATCCACCGCCACCTCTGGCCCCAACAAAACAAATGTCCCCGAGGGCGTTCCCGGTGGCATCGCATCCACAATGGTGACATCGGGCAGATGCGCCGTTAGGGCGGCAAAAACGGCGCGTTGCAACGCGGCGCTTGCGATATAACTCATGCGGGAACCTCCTCACGGGCAAAGCAGACAAGGAACCGCGTATCGCGCTCGGCCACGGCCAGAATGGTGAAAATGCGGTTGCCCTCGCGCAGGCGTTGTTCGGGGCGCGGACGGGCGGGATCGCCGTATGGGGCGGCGCGCAGCGTGATGCGGTAAGGCACTTGGGCAAGGAAAACCTCCTCGCCCGCCGTTTGCCGCCCCGCGCCTGATTTTACTTCGGCCCAATGGGTGCAAAGCGGGGTCCAAGTGCTGCTAAACCCCCCCGCCCCATCGGGCAGACGCGCCGCCTGTTCCAACGTCAAAAGACGGTCAAGCTGTGGCGCACTCATGCCGCACCCCCGCCCAAAACGCGGATATTGCGCCATGGCTCGATCAAGGATTGCACGGCCAGAGGCAGGCAAAGGGTTTGACCATCGTGGCGCGTCTCATAATATTGCGCCGCCAGCAGCAAAACCGCTTGCGCCAAATCGCTGGGCACCTGCGCCCAACTGCCCCCAAACCCCGCGTCAAAGGTAATCTCCAACCGCCCATCCAAGGGCACAGTGGGAAACATCGACCCCACCGCCATCAGTTTCGGGCGATGGGTATCTTGCACCAATTTATACCGCGTCTCGGGCAGTTCAAACCCCGTCACATCAAAGACGCTGATCCCCAAAACCGCTGCCACAGGGGCCAAAGGCAAGGGCTGCTCATTCGCGCCTCGCCAATCGGGCAGCGTCAAGCGATAGCGCCGCGTCAAAATTACCTTGCCAATACGCGCCTCAATCGCGGCAATGGCGGCGCGCAGATGCGCTTCCAGCAAACCATCTTGCAAGCCATCCCCAAAGGCCGTGCCCAATCGCAAATGGTCCTTGAACAGCGCAAGCGGCAAGGCGGCGGTTGGGCTTTGGGTCAATTCGGTCAGTAACATGGAGTTGCCTTTCATCTGGGCCCATGGGGGAAAGGGGTGCGCGCGCCCGCGCACCCGCCACATCGTCAAAGACGCGCCTTAGGAAACTGCGATTTTCAGCAGTTTGATCGCCGCAAAATCGGTGACATCCCCGCCCACACGCTTATTGGCATAGAACAAGACATTGGGCTTGGCCGAGAAGGGATCCCGCAAAATCCGCAAATCGGGGCGTTCGGCAATGGTATAGCCGGCGTTGAAATCGCCAAAGGCAATCGCAAAGGCATTGGCCGCGATATCGGGCATATCTTCCGAGATCAAAACCGGATAGCCCATCAGACGCGCGGGCGCCTCTGCCGCCAAACCATCAGACCACATGAACCGCCCATCGGCGTCTTTCATCTTGCGCACCGCACCCGCGGTTTTTGAGTTCATGACAATTGTGCCATTGGCGCGGTAATCCGCCCCCAAAGCATAGATCAAATTGATGATGCAATCGACCGCATTGGTCGTTGCAAAATCGGCCGCCGCCCCCGTGGGCACATAGCCAAGGCTGCCCCAAGTCCAAGCCGCATTCGCAACCTTGGGCGGGTTTAGAAAGCCCTTAGGCTTGTCCACACCGTCCCCATTCACAAAGGCCGCCGCCTCGGCGCGGATGAAACGTGTGGCAATCTTGCCCGCAAGCCAGCCCTCAACGTCAAAGGCGCTGTCATCCAACAAGCGTTGGCTGGCCTTTGGCATCGCCGACAGCTCTTGCAGCTTGATCGAAATCCGATCCACCAAAGGTGTCGCCGTTTCCGACGTTGCCGCAATTTCCGTGGCCCAAGCGCTGCCGACTTCACTGCGGTCAATCAGCACATCAAAAGAGGCGGCATCAATCTGCACCACATTGGCAATCGCGCGCAGCGAACTGGTCGAAACCAGCATGGAACGGATCGTATCGGCGGTTTGTGGGTCCATCAAATAGCCCCCATCCGCCGCGACCGAGGTGCTCAGCGCCTTTCCCTCAAGGACAAGGCCGCGCAGACCATCATCATCCCCCGTGCGCAGATAGGCCCCAAAGGCCTTTTTATGCGGCGTGTCGTGGTCGGCCTGCAGGGACAATGCAGGGCGGGAATAGGTCAGTGATTTTCGATCTAGCATGGTCAATCGCTCTTCCTGTTGTTGCAAAGTTTGTTTCACATCGTCTTGAAAGCCGTTGAAAGCATTCAAAAATCCAGTCATGGCGGATGTCACCTCTGGATGCAGGGTCGCAGGCAAATCTTCCCCGACCCGAGCCTTTATCTCGGTCATGTCACTGTTCCTATAGATGGGCCTTACGGCCTGTTGCGGGGCGTGATGCCCTCTTGCAAGGTCAGTCGGGCCGCCTCAAACAGCGCCGCCACCTCCGCCCATGGTTCGGGCATGTCTGATTTGCCCGATACCCGTGCCTCTGCCTGCATCGGAAAGGTCACGAGCGACACTTCCCACAGATCCAACTCTGACAAGATACGATTGCCCTTCTCGTCGCGGGTTGATTTCACCGTGCGATAGCCGATGGACAGCCCGTCAATCGCCCCCGCTTCCAGCAGGGCCACCGCCTCGCGGCCCCGATCCACCGCCGTCAGAATGCGCCCCGAAACGAACAGACCCGTCGCATCCTCGCGCAGCTCATCCCAGACCCCAATCGGCTGGGTCGGATCATGCTGCCACAGCATCTTAATCCCCCGCCCCTTGGCGGCGGCAAGACTGCGTCGATAGGCACCTTGTTGCACCACATCGCCGCCCTGATCGCGCAGCCCAAACAGGCTGGCATAGCCAGACACTTTTGCCCCCTCGGACAAGACCAATCCCGCCTCTGATTGGTGATATTTGCGCTCTGGCGCGCCTTGCATCTTCCACTGCATATCAGCCCCTTATTTCATCGCCGCTTGGATCAAGGTTTCGGCCATCTGCGCCAAAAAGAACGCAGCCACCCCGTAAACCCCCACCCAAATCCGCTTTTCCAACCTCTCCAGCGCTGCATCAATCTGACCCAGACGAAATTCCAGCGCCGCCCAGCGTTCATCCGCAACCCGTTCATTCGCCTCTATCCGCGCCGAGGCGGCATCAAAACTCTCATATAAAAATCGTGATCCTTCGGTGGGTTTGCGCGCAGGCTGGACCATGGATCAAACCTCATCCGTCAAACGCGGCAGGCCAAGGATGGCGCGCTTTTCTTGCGGGGACAGAAAATCCGCCGCCCCCACCCGCGCCCATTGCTGATCGCGTTCCACCGCAAGCGCGGGGATTTGATCCAGATCGGGGCGCAGCGCGACCACCTCACCCGTAAACCCCGACAACCAATGCGAAATCCCCGCTGTCACCCGTGCCACCAAGGGCAGGACAGTCAGGCGGTAAAAG